GGACCGGCGTAAAAGTCTGGGTTGAACTTGGCGCGGCCCAAGTTGTTCTCGTGACAGTGCTGGTTGAATACCGCGACGAACACCTTCTGCGGGACGCACAGGTCGTCGCCAAACTGAACCTTCTCGGAAGACAGGAAGTTCTGCAGGATATTCGTCACCATCGCCACCTGGCTCTGGATCGTCTTGAAATACTTGGGTACGACGTTCCAGATGTCCTGGTCTCCGTACTGCTGGGCATACTCCAGATACGCCTTGACGCACTTTTCCAGGATGATCGGAATCTCTGTGTCTAGTTTGTCCTCGAGGTGTGGATCCGCCTCGGCAACCTGGCGCGCAAAGTTCCAGGTGAGCAAACGGCGCAGAATGGATCCCGAGTTGTCCTTCCAGCCAGGAACCTCGTTACCTGCCAGGATTCCAGGAACCTTCCAGGTTACACTGATAGCCTTTTTGAACTTGCGCGCGATCGAGAGGTCCTCACCGCTGACGAGCGACTGAAACTCAGCCTGCTCGAGAGCCATATCACCCTTGACCTCTGGACTGATAAACATGAAGCCATCGTGCAAAGCCTCGAGACCAAACTTCTTTTCGACGTTGTTCGACAGCGTCCGAACATCCTCCGACTCGTAAAACTTCTTGAACACCTTGGTGATCAGAGTCGACTTGCCCGAACGAGCAATACCCTTGAGAAAGCCAATCACCTGCCAACGATCAATGTCGTTCACGTCAAAGCAGAGCCGACCGCCAAAAACGTACAGCCAGCGACAAACATCCTCCGGAAACTTTTGGTAATCCATAATCGACTGCATAAAAGGTGTCGGAATGTCATACCAATCCTTGATGTCCGAGTGATCGACAAACTCCTGGTCGAAATACTTGCACGAGACGACCGTCGGGTCGAGCTGATCAAACTCTGGCTTGTCATAAGGATAAAACTTGGCCATGTACCGCTGGCTCGCCTCATCCCACGCACGGCCAGCAAAGAGACCATTATGGAAAGACCAGACAGTCCGCTCCTTTTTGATATCCGGGAACTGGATATCCTTGCAGGATGTCAAGTGGGCGATCGTCTCACGGACGTTGCCGCCGCGCGCAGTCATATTCTTCCACATATCATACTTGTCCTCCTTCTGGGTCATCGTATAGACAAAGTCAGAAATCTCCATCACTGGCTCCCAGGCTCGAGTCGACTTGCCGTCGGGCGTCTTGATCTCGCGATAGCAAAAGCCGTTGTATCGCTTGTACTTGCGGCGGTTCGCCTCGGTCAATAGGTAGAGCAACAGCTTCTGGTACGGTGTGCGGGCATCCTCCTCGTCAGTCGCCAGGTCGTTCACGGAGTTGTACCGCTCGATCGACTTGTCGAAATCGAGAGGGACCGCCTGGTATGTCGGGTGGTTGATCCGCTCGTACATCCGGACGTGCCGAAAGATCATCTCGTACGCGTCGTCGTACGTCTCGATGATACGTTGGATCCGGTAAAAAACGGAAAACTCGTTTCCGTTGATATCATATGATGAGTTGGCCAGAATCTTGAGATCCCGGGCTCGAAACTTCATCTCGTTGAGCAGACGTTTCTTGCGCTCGTACTGCTCGCGAATACGCTCGATATCAATCATCGCTGGTCCGTCCGGACCCATCTCGTCTTGGTGAAAAAAGATGGAAAACGCGATCCGAAGCGTCACCGGTTCATTTTTAAAACCTCCAAGGTCTTTCTCTTCGAGTTGATTCAAGAAATCTTCAAGATTCTCTTGACCCAACTTGTTAATCTCGGACTTGAGCATCTCCATCCGAACCTCATTCTGTCGTTCCGGTGCTTGCTCCTTTTCGAGAGTTTCCATCTGTAAAAGTAGGGGATGATTTTTTTATACCATTAAAATACTTGCCTGCACAATCTGCAACGCGTTTGCACCGTTCGACAAAGTCGAACACGTCCAGCTCACCCTTGAGCATGTTGCAGTCTGTGCAGCAGGTAATCGAATTGTCTGTGACGTAGCCTGTCCTGTTCATAATTCGGTCTATACCGTTCAGAAACCCTTCACGAAAGTACCCGCAATATGCACAAGGCATTCCAAGGAGAGTCTTGGCCTGGTCATCCGTCAGACTCCACTCGATCCTGCGGCGCTCCGCGTTAGCCTTGTAGTTTCGGACAACATTATCGATCGACTTTGATCGTTTCCGGCGATCCCTGCAATTCACACACGTCCGGAACTCTCCAAATTCACTCTCTGAATAGACGGTTCTGCATCCAGTGCAGTACCTTTCCATTAACTCTTCAGCCCTCAATAACCTTATTTCTCTGTTAAATACAAATGAAGAAGATTGCTAAAAAGGAGGGGAAGAAGATTGGAGAGACGGCTGCAGGGGGTGTAGTTGCGACGGCGGCGTGCAGCGCGGCTGTAAAGGTGGTCGGTCCGTGTCTAGAGACGGCCGCAGAAGAGGCTATTCCGGTGGCTGTTCCAGTAATGGAAGCGGTTGCAGAAGATGTTTAAAGGTGTGCCACATTTAAAATACAAATGAGCCTCTCGGCCCTCTGTAAGATTTGTCTGTACTACAACCCTGGTGACAAGACGTGCGGTCGTTCCATCGTTGCCGTGAGCAAGGGCAAGGTTTTTCACGACTACGCCAAGGCTGTCCGGCTCGACAAGACGCGATGCGGGCCGCAGGGCAAGTGGTACGATGAGATTTCGAAAAAGACGGCGATGGACGAGCTCTTCGAGTCGTTCGACATTTAGAGCTTAGGACCTCTTGATATAAAATGATATTCACATGGCTAAACGATGAGGAACTTCGCGAAATCGGATGGGCCGAGGAACATATACGTTCGGGGCTCGTGGGTCAGGTGGCTGCTTTCTTTTTTGTGAAGGACGAGTCGGACGTATACAACGTCCGTCGGAACTTTATGTCTCAGACGTACGAAGTTGAAAAGAATGTCACGTTTCGCGGTGAGGAGTGGGCTGCTCTCATAACGACCTGGATTTAAACCGCTTGAACGACCCATCCTCGTTGAAATCGGGGTGCCATGATTCTCGTCTATCCCATCCAACCCAGCTTTTAATATGGCCTTTTTCGAAAACGAATGATCTTTGGTTCCAGGTATGACCATTACAGTTAAATGACCAGGAAAATGCACCCTGGTAATGAAATACAACCAATTTTATACAACGGTCGAATTTGATTTTTACATTACCCCAACCGAAGATTCTTTCTGGCAAAACAATGTTCGACGGAGGAAGTTTCCGAGGCAGAAACCCCATAGCAAGCCTCGTATCAATATCTGCAAAGTGTCCTATTCGTTCGATGACTCTTTCCATTTATTTAGTATTTGTCCTCGTTTTTATCCTCATTCTGCTGCACTACATAATATCCTACACCGATACCTGCACCCACGAGTCCCGTCAGGGCTACAGCTCCGAGCGCCGCTCCGATTCTAATCAGTTGGTTCATTCTGTTTTAAAAACAAGCCACCCTTTTAGACCAAGAAATGGCCAGGTTCACACCAGAATCGATTATGGGCAAGATATGGAAGGCGCACTGGACAGAGAAAGATCTTGTGTCCAAGGAACCTGATGAAATTCAGAAAGAGTACGTAGCATTCTGTCGGCGCTACAAAATTACCGCACCTTGTTGGGTGCCTATAGAACAGTATCCTGTTCCCTCTTAAACACTAGGCCCGACACTAAAGTAATGTTGCATCGGTACCTCGCAGGTTGCTACGTATACGGAGTTGTGAGGAACCTCGTATACGCACCAAAGATGAAAAAAGATGAATACATTACAGACCGTATCATCAAGTTTAGCATGTACACTATCGCATCGCCAATCATGGTCCCTACGTACCTTTACTGCGATCTCAAGAATATCGAGCAGGTGATACGCAAGATGCCTGGACCTATTGATCGGAGTCCTTGGTGAAAGCTCTTTTAAACGACCCATCTTCATTGAAGTCTGGGTGCCACGAGTGTTCAGTTTTGCTCAGTGCGTAAATACTCACGTGTCCATCTGCTCGTCGAAATGAATAACTTCGGCTCGTCATGAAATCATCTGTAAGAAATACCCATGAAATTTCGACCGGGCCTACGTATACATGTGCATTGCTGAGTTTAATATATCTACATCTACCCTGATTGAACTCTGTATAATCCTCTGAATTTATCGGAAGATCCAGATCTGGTACGACCAGATTCCGAGGTCCAAACCCCATAGCACGCCTCGTATCGATATCTGCGTGACGTGCTATACGTTCTATTATGTTATCCATATGATCTCAGTCCCAGGAGTCTTTATCACTCTTGGGCCCGAAGGCCGCCCCGAAGGACTTGTATTGTTTTTGCGATTTCGCGGCAAGCAAAAGAGACATTTAGTTGGAGAATGCAAGGCCGCCCATGCCAGACTGGATGCGCAGGATGTTGTAGTTCACTGCGAACATCTTCTGGATGTTGGACAGACCGCCCGCCTTGAGTGCCACCCACACCTGGGCGTTGTCAATGCGCGAGAAGTTGCAGGTGCCGGTTGGCTGGTGCTCCTCTGGCTGCAGGGCGAAGGAGTAGGAGTAGATGCCTGGCATGGGGTTGCCGGAGTGGTGGTAGTATGGCTGCACCTGGTTGAAGTACTTGCCGTACTGCTCCTTGAAGCGATCCTGGCCGTTGAGGATCAGCTTGAACTGGTGCAGAGGACCCACCTCGTAGCCACCGGCGCCGGTCACGGCAGCGCCCTCCTCCACGAAGCCGCGGTTGCAGATGGTGGTGCCGTTGGCGTTGGTGAAGGCCGCGGCGGTACCGACCAGCATGTGGGGGTAAGCGTACTTGTGGGGCAGAACGATGTTGTTGGCCGAAGCACGCAGGGTGTTGGACACAGTCACGTTCACGTTGGAGGGGTTGGTGGAGAAGTTCCACATGGAGTTCAGGTAGGTGGTGGGGGCGCTGTTCTGGTAGCACCACACCAGCTCCTTCACTGGGTGGTTGTACGACAGACGGATCAGCTGGGCGGAGGACTCGGACAGAGTGCCGATGGTGTCACCGCCGGTGTGCTGCACCTGCTCGATCAGGTACTCGTGGCCCTTCTGGGCGAAGCGGCGGCGCTCCTCAGTGTCCAGGTACACGTAGTTGGCCCACACCTCGAACACAGACTGGGAGAAGAAGGTGTTGAAGTAGGTGGTCAGGTCGAAGTCCAGGCGCACCTCGTGGTACTGCAGGGCAATCAGTGGCAGGTACAGGCCTGGGTTGCGGTTGAAGAAGAACAGCAGGGGCAGGTACACACGGTAAGCGGTGGTGCCAGTGGAAGACAGACCGGCGCCGATGGCGGTGGTCATCTTGCCGTACTCCATCTTGTCGTCCTCGGCCAGGAAGACCTCGGAGTACAGACGCCACCAGGTCTGGAAGTGCTTGTCGATGCGCTGGCCACCGATGGTCAGCTCCACTGCGGCGATCGCGCGCTCGGCGATCCAGTTCACGTCGGGCTGGGTGTTGTTGGAGGTCAGGTTGGCCTCGGCGAAGGTGTTGGGTGCCAGAGCCACGTACATGTTACCGACCAGATCGCCGTTGCGGGCGATGGTCACCGACACACGGCCGGAAGATGCGGGGGAGCCGTTCACGGTCTGCTGAATGTTCTCCATCGCGAAGTTGGTGTGACGCTTGTACACCGCCTGGAAGAAGGTAACCTTGGGGTTACCAGTCAGGTACACGTCCTGAGCGCCATAAGCAACGAGCTGCATAAGTCCACCGGCCATTTTGCTATACCCCAAGAAAAAAATTTCACCGCGTTAGAGGCGCACTCAAAAGTTCTTTGAGTACAGTAGAATGTCTAACCAGGGAGATGAGGAGTTTGACCCCGACCAGATGATGGAGATGGAGGATGGCATGGATCTCGGCGAGCTGCTGGGTTCTATGCTGACCGACGACGAGGGCCGCAATGTGGTCAATGCCCTGGATGATATCAAGGCTCAGCTGGAGATGACCAACAAGCTGCTGCTCAAGCTCGTTGTCCACCTGGCCAAGACCCCCAGTGCATAAAACACCTTAAAGAAAAGATACACTTGTTAGTTGGGCAGTAGCCCATCTGACCTTAGCTCAATTGGTAGAGCGAAGGACTGTAGGCTCCGAGCCTGTTTGTGGATAGTCATTTATCCTTAGGTCGCTGGTTCGATTCCGGCAGGTCAGACTAGAGAAACTTCGTTTCTCGCCCGGCTCTTATAGCTCAGTGGTAGAGCATCTGTTTAGTAAAGAGGCAACGCCTCTTGTGCTGGCTAGCAGAAGGTCTTGAGATCGAACCTCAATAAGAGCAGTGTCCCTGTAACTCAGTTGGTTAGAGTGTTGGTCTTATGTACCAGAAGTCGTGAGTTCAAGCCTCACCAGGGACAGTATCAGTGTCCGAGTTGGTCTAAGGAGCCAGACTTAAGATCTGGTGCTCTCAGGAGCGCGTGGGTTCAAACCCCACCTGATGCAGCGCGCATGCGCGCACGTGGGCCTAAGTAGCCCGTTCCCCTATAACTCAGTCGGTAGAGTGTGTGGCTGTTACGAGGTGAATTTATTCGCCGAGCGTGGGACCACAATGTCGCAGGTTCAATCCCTGCTGGGGGAGTTTTTTAAGCGATGTCCTCGCTTAAAAAACTCTAGCAATTGTCTAATATATGATTTTGTTCGTAGAAGCACTTGTTGTAGGAATTGGTTTAACCCTAGGATACTGGTCTGTTCAGTGTCCTATGTATTGTTGCCTGTTGTGTACGGGTTATAAAAGTAAACCGAGCCTTTAATGTAGTTATGAAGGCTCGAATTCCGGGAGCTCTCCGGGAACAAGTGTGGCTTTTGTATTGCGGCGACAAACTGTTCCGCCATAAGTGCTGGGTCGACTGGTGCGAAAACATAATCACACCATTCAGATTCGAAGTCGGTCATAACGTCCCAGAATCCAAGGGAGGAACTCTAGACATTGACAATCTGCGTCCAGTCTGTTCGAATTGCAACAAATCCATGGGAAACAGATATACCATCGAAGAGTTTGGTGATATTTCCAAGCGCACAAGTCGTCTATTTGAGTGTTTTCGCTTCAACAAGCATCCTCCTGACGTTCAAGAAAGTAAAGTTTAAGTTCGGGTTCCAACCTTTGGCCAGAAGTTGTCAGCTGGATCAGACCCTTGTTGTCAAACCCGATATCGTTCAAAGGATCAAAGTTTTTGCTCGATAAAATGTTCCATCGTTCGCGATACTTTCTATTTTCGAGGCTACCGTGCCAATGGTGCAGAATTGTTCCATTGACATAGGACATGGTCAGGTTTTTGCAGCGAGCCTGGTACTCGTGCAGGGCTGCTTTATAGTTGGGATGGATGTTCCCTGGGTAACTATCTTCAACCTTGTTAATCAAGGCCAAGGCCATGTGCCGATCGCCAGAACCGAGGATAGCCCAGTCAATGAGACCGACCATCTTGTCGTACGCCCGGTGAGTACACGCCCAGGCATAGCCCGGGTGCCAGAATCCGTACTTGTCCGTCTTGGCGTACTTGCTTCCGATACCGTGCATGTATCCGAACGCCTTGTCCACCTTGATAACTTCACCATTCGGCCCGAGATTGACAGCCGTCTGGAACATCTGAACAACATCGTTATGTTTCAGCTCGCGAATAGTTTCAGACACCCACCGACGGTTGATGAATGTAATATCGGCATCGATCCAGGCGACGTATTTCCAAGTGTCCGGGAGAGTATCGATCGCGAGGTTGACTAGATTCTCCTTTATCCACACATGATGCTGTGTCTTGAACCGGAGGTGCTTACTGACGGGAAGGCTCGGAAGCTCGTCCCCAGCCTCTGCAATTACTATGTGGATTCCTGGGGTTTTATGGATCCGGTTCACGAATTCGATAAATAACTTGAGGCGATTCTTGAATTTACAGTAGTTGAAATAGGGTAAAATAACATACAGTGCGTCTGGATCCTCGAAGCACATCCTAAAATACTCTCACATTATCTTAATGAAAGAGCAAGTATGGTTCGACTCAGAAGAGGAGTTTCTGCGTAAAATTGAGACACAGGCTAATCTCTATAACAAACATTACCTGAAAGAATACACGTATTACAATGGTCTTTCGTCCAAGTTTAACATTCCAATCCTGATCATATCGTCAGTCAATGCACTGACTGCAATCTCGCTCGGTAGTTTCGTGCCACAGGAGCTGGTCAGTATCCTGAACGCTGTCCTGTCGGCCGGTACAGGAGTACTTGGTTCTATTCAGCTGTACATGAAGCTGAACGAAAAGATGACGAATGCTCTCCGGTCATCGATAAATATGAAGAAATTGGCACTCAAAATATCAAAGGAGCTTACGGTCGCTCGGGAACTTCGGGTCACCGAGGGACAGACGTTTCTGCAAGAGTCATTTTCTGAATTTAATACTGCTTTGGAGGCTGGTAACCCAGTTGAGGTGAAGATACCGAATCACCTTGCATTCACGGATAGCGATCTCCGGTCAAATAAGATTCGGAGTATTGCCGATGTCATTTCAAATGGTTCGACGCAAAAAGTTTCACGTTTGAAGGGCATTCTTGCCAAAATTGCTTTGGGTTCGACTGGAACATTTCAAACAGAGTCTGATTTACCGAATCGTCGTCGATCACCTGATAGCCCTCCATCATCTGGTGAGTCATCTCCACTGGGAGAGCCTTAAGTTCGGGTGAATACAGACATCCAAGCTCATAGGCAACATCGTAACGCGTTCCCTCCTGGTCCTCGACCCAGTAGTGCCGACAGCACTCCTTGTCGCCACTGATGGCGTAGCCCGCAACCATCTTCACATTCATAGTCTTGCGCAGGTACAGGTAGCACAAGGCTGTGTGGTGAACGGGCGTCCCTTCAACCTTGTACATCTTCATCTTGAGCGCAAGGCGTTTGACCAGGTCCGCCATTTAACTCTTAAAAGTTTATATCCCTTATTTACAAATGACTGATCCGATTCTGACCCCGTCAAGCTCGCGATACACCACCTTTCCTATACGCTACAATAGTCTATGGTCGCTGTACAAAAAAGCGGTCGCTTCGTTTTGGACAGCCGAGGAGATTGACTTGGCGAAGGATATTTCGGATTGGAACAATATGTCGGATAATGACCGGCACTTCATCAAGACTGTTCTGGCGTTTTTTGCAGCCAGTGACGGAATTGTGATGGAAAATATCAACATGAATTTCTCGAACGAGGTTCAGATTGCAGAGGCTCGGTCGTTTTATGCGTACCAGCAATTCAATGAGGCGATCCACGGTGAGACGTATTCGCTGATGATTGACAAGCTGGTAACAGATCCGGTCGAAAAGGCTTCGTTGTTCAAGGCGATCGAAACTGTACCGGTTGTGCACGAAAAGGCTGCCTGGGCCCAGAAATGGATGGACTCTCAAGCCCCGTTCGCACAGCGTCTGGCGGCCTTCATGTGCGTCGAGGGTATATTCTTTTCGGGTTCGTTCTGTGCCATCTTTTGGCTCAAGAAACGTGGCCTCATGCCAGGCCTGTGCTTTTCGAACGAATTGATTAGCCGGGATGAGGGTCTGCACCTCGAGTTTGCAGTGGAACTTTACAACAATCTCAAGTTCAAGACGAGCCCGATCCCTGACATTGTCAAGGAGGCGGTCGAGATTGAAAAGAAATTCATTACAGAAGCCATCCCGTGTAAGCTTATCGGGATGGATTCGGCAAAGATGACTCAGTATATTGAATATGTTGCTGATCGTTTGCTTAAGCAGCTCGGCCTCGAAACTGTATGGAATTCGAGCAATCCATTCGACTGGATGGAATCAATTTCACTAGAAGGTAAGACGAATTTTTTCGAAAAGAGAGTCGGAGACTACTCAAAGCATGTAGACAATGACGGGATTCGGTTTGACGAGGAGTTCTGAAGCAGAGGCGGAGCCTCTGAGCGGGGCGCCTGGGATTCATGCACGGTAATCCTCGTATGGCTCCTCGGC